ATACAACAAATCTAGTTTCTGTTCTTCTATCTGTTGTGTAATTACTATCTCAAAAGGATAGTAATTAAGAATATATTTTCCACCATCAATCCAAGCTACATTATATCTGTTCTTGTCTTTGTAGTCATAATATGTGCGTAATTCCATATCAATATTTTTATGACTAGTGAAGTATATAGTATAAACTATTCCTAAACTTTTAGCAACATCACAATAGTAGTTTTCGGCTAATAATTCCCAAGGGTCTGGCCAATTTGTTGGGTCACTAGGATCCAAATAATAGGTAACAAATGGAGCACTGCTCCATAACTGAGTTAGTTCTTGAATAGCCTGTTCTAGCGGTAAGTCACTTAATTTGTGCCTAAAATCCTTCCACTGAGCTAGTCTATCGTTGACTCGCAGATTCCAAAAATTATTCATTGAACAACACAGGTGGTCTATACCAAAGAGTAGCATTACCTGATCCAGAAGTTGATGCGTATTGTATCACAACATTACCACTGGTTACTACTGCTGATAAATTAATGTCTGTTAGGGAAGATTCAACAAATTCGTCTTGTAAGTAGGCTGCTGATGACTCTGAAGTAACAAACAGCTTGCCTAGTCTGACACTAGTGCCTCGATTAATTCGATAATCTACAGTAGTTGGCGCAGTGCCTACTATAGTAAATGCAGTTTGCGGGCTAGGAGTCAAACTGCTTAATTCTACCTGTATCGCAGTGGTTCCAATAACTGTTTGCAGTTCTAAAACATCACTGCTTAATACCGCTACGTTAGCTTCTAATACAGCAATATTACTTAGTGCAGCTCCAACAGGACTATAGATAGTTAATATCTCAGTATTACCAATTTCAGGTGCATAATCTGGCGAGCCCAATACACCATTACCGATCCACAATCTACGCTGATCAGTTGAGTAACCTAATTCGCCTGCAGATAACTGCGGAAGCTCTTCTTGTACGCCTCTGCGGACTTGTATTTTTGAGATTTGAATTACAGCCATGTTCTTAACCTATGATTTATTCTTATATTTATGCTAGTCGGTAATACTGCTCAACTCTTTCTAACCACTTATTGGTCCACTTTTCCCACTCTGCACCTTCAACAGTCCATGTTTGGAATTGGAAGTCTTGACTGCACATTAGAATAACACCCTGCTGTATGTCTGTACCATGTGTTTCGTTGTGTGCCAGTCCATAGGCGCATAACTGAAGGAAATAGTCTTCAATCCACTCGGTTTTCTTAGGTTTATTGGTCTGTTTGTAGTCAATAATAGCTGGGTTTGACTTGTAAATTCCGCAGGCGTCAGTAGTACCAGCATAAAGACCTTCTACATATAAAGGCACTTCTATGCCCCACATTTCGTCTACGTGTACTAAGCCTTGTTCTACAATCTGTTGTGCCATCTTGTGGCTTTGTATGCTGTAGGGATTGGTACCCGGCTCGCCCATTTGACGGTTATTCTGCACATAGTCTTCTAACCACTTGTGCATACGTGTGCCGCGGTTAGCGGCTTCTGTGGTAATTTCCTGTGCTTTCTTTTCACCCACAGCTTTACGCCAATTGTTGAGTGCTTCAACTTTTTCTCTGGGTTTAGTTTTATCTAAGATTGTAGTAACACTGGGAACTTTATTGCCGCCAGGTGTCGCATATAAGCGTTTGCCTTCTACGCTTTCACGTAGGATAGGTGTGTAGTTGTATCGGTTAATTAGCATTCATTTGTTGCAGAAACATCTCTGCTATCCTTTTATGTTGTAAAGGCCCAAAATGACCATCTCTTGCAGGGTCTAACAGTCGTAAAGACTCAAAGTTATGATTAGTTAATAGATCATCAGCATAAATCTCATATATTTCAAAATTATATATCTGTTTATATGCATCAACTAATGCTTTATTTCTATCTAAATTAGCTTTAAGTTGGATTTCGTTAAACATATCCATGTTATCTCTGGTCATATTCTCTCCTAATTTAAAATTTATAGTAGGATAATCCGGAGAAGTTACTTCGTACGAATAAGTTTCAAATCTATTTTTAGAAGGCCATAATATAAAGACCTTTTTTGGTAAAAATACTGAACAACAATTGACCAACATTCTTGTCACAGTATCACCTGACCCTCCTGCAAATCCTAAATTATAAAGGTTATAATCTAAAAATTGTTGACCAAGTTGATATACCCAACTATCTTCATTGCGAATACCAATACCTTCAGTATGACTACATCCTAAACACAATACATTTGGCTTAGGTGAGGTTAGATCAAACTCATTGGTTCTGTATCCGTGTTCATTGTAGATATATGTTATAGAAGTCTTATTATATTTAGGATTTGGATTTTTTTCAAAATTCTCTTCAGAATCAGGACCTGACCAATAAAGAGTTTTGTTGGCAGTATTATACCTAATAGGAATAAATCCTTGTGCCCATAAGTTAATATTGTGTGCTGACATATTATTAGTATATATGCTCTATACACTAATGTCAAACAGTAAATGACTCTCCGCATCCACAGCGTGCAGATTCATTGGGATTAATAAACTCAAATCCTTCATTGAGTCCTTTCTTTTGATAATCAATTTCCATGCCTTGGAGATAGACTAAGTCTTTCTTAGAAACAATTAAGTTAACGCCGCGTTCGTCGATTTCAATATCGCCTTCAGCAAGAACGTCAGCAAATTCTAAAGTATATGCCATGCCACTACATCCTGTGGTGCGAACACCTACACGCATACCAATACCTTTTCTACGATTGTACAAGGCGGCCTGCATTTTTTCTGCGGCTATTTTAGTTAAGGTTATCATTTTTAGCTCTATAGTCTGCTACTGCTGCTTTGATTGCGTCTTCTGCTAAAACACTACAGTGGATCTTGACTGGCGGCAAAGCAAGTTCCTCAGCAATCTCAGAGTTCTTAATCTCTTGAGCTTGGTCGATCGTTTTGCCCTTAAGCCATTCAGTGACAAGACTCGAGCTTGCAATCGCGCTTCCGCAGCCGTAGGTCTTAAATTTCGCGTCTGTAATAATATCATTTTCTACCTTTATTTGAAGTTTCATAACATCTCCACAGGCAGGAGCACCAACCATGCCTGTGCCCACTTCAGGATCGTTCTTGTTAAAACTGCCCACATTACGAGGATTCTCGTAATGATCTAAAACCTTATCCGAATACGCCATAGGTGATCTCCAATAGTTGAGTAATATACTAAACTATTTATTAGACTATGTCAATGAATTTAATTTAAATTTGAAATAGGTGCGCCGCGTTGTTTGGCCGCACGTTTTGCCATGTCGTCGACTGTGTCAACTGGGTTAGTAGTAAGATCACCTTCCTCAGGTGAAATAGTAGTTGTAACTTCACTAGGTTCATCGTGTCTTAAAGTTATTTGATCTTTGTTATAACTTTTAATTAGATTTTTAACTGCTGGATTTGCTTCTGCGGCCTGTACTAATGCATCATAGTCAAATGTCTTGTCAGTGTTTAGTACAAGATTTATCAATGATTGTGTTGAGATTAATGGAAGTTTATCTTTGTCTTTATAACGATTGCGAATTAACTCCAGAGCTGTGATTAGATTGGCTTCTGGAGTGTTTACTGGACTATGTATTAATTCTGATATTTTCACAATTAGCGCAATTCGCGACCTAATTCTTCAGCACCGCCGGCAGCAGCATCTGTAGCCGCAAATCCGTCTGACTCAGATTCTTCTGCATCTAAGTCGCTGGTAGGTGGAACCACGCCAGCAGCTAAATCGGTAGATAATTCGTCACTGCCCATATCCATTGGCTGTGGAGCTTGACCTGTTAAAATACCAACACCGCTATCTACACCTTCACGTGCAGCCTGTAGATTTTGCATTAGCGTATCTAGTGTAGCACCAACTGCTTGTTTAAAGCTGTCAGCCTGTTCTGAGCTAATTTGGTCACGGATGCTGTCTAGTAGTTGTGGCAATTGCTCATTTTGCATTTTACCAACTTTTTCAATAGTATCTTGAATACTATCAACCATATCTTTAGCAGCCAGCAATACTTCTGCATTGCCTACTTCGCCTTCATTGATTTGTTGGCGGTTTTGATCTAACCAAGCATTAAGTCCTTCACGAACAGTTAGTAATTCCATATAACGTGGATTACGTTCTGCTGTGTGGAAACTTGAACTATGACGAATCTTGTTCAAGTTAGCTTCGATTGTTTCACTTAATTTAGTAGCTTTACCTACGGTTAATTCATCAAAATTAAGTTGGAAACCAAAACGGCTTTCCATAAGTTTGTTAATCTTTTTAGGCGAGTTAATAGCCATTTCTGATAGTTTCATTGGTGTTGATTCCTAATTACAGTTTTATATATTTAGCCAGATTTAAATTTTTCTTTATTTCTTGTTTAACCTTGGCTATACGATCCATAGTTTCGGTATATCTCGATGAATAGAAGTCTGTGCCCCAACTATCATCTTTTTGCTGAGCTTTCTTATGTCTGATACGATACAGCACAGCATCAAACTCTAATCTATTTAACTGTTGATCATTTTCGTAGATATTCTTAGCTAGATTATAGTCTTTCTTGTGTAACGCTATGCAGTAAAATATTGCGTCTTTTCTTGTAAAAAAATCAAATAATTGTTGTTGCCCGTCTGTGACTCTCCATAGATCGTCTGAGGTCTTTTTTACTTTACGATTACCAACAATAATAGTATCATTACCTAATTGATAACAAAAAGGCAAATCTTTATGATCTGAAAGTTTCGCTAATTCAGTTTCAGTGAATCTGCGTATTTTTTCTAGTTCAACTACGGATTCGTTTTTTGTAATAGATTTTGCCATCATTGTTCACACGCAGTAATACATCTTTAACTGTAAGATGATTAGCCAGCGTTTGCTCTCGATCCGATAATTGACTTTTAGCTAGTTCACTTTCACTAATGAATTTTTCTAAAAATTCACTTTCTTCGTTTGTGATCGCAATATTTAAGTTATTTGTAAGTTCGACAATTTTCATAGTAATGTATTTATAAAAAATCACTGTGCCATTTTTTTACAAAATCTACGTTGTCTAACACCACAATGTCTAGTAGATCTTTGTAATCTGTTAATGTCTTAGTTGGGTATTTTTTAATTATATATCGTATTTTATCCCACAGTTTAGTTGTTTGTGAAATTTTTTCAACCATTGTGCTATAATCAAAATTTTCTAGATAGTCAGTTCCCGCTGTCCAATCTTTGCCAAAAACAAAAAGAGGTCGTTGTGTAAATTCTATATCGCTGAGAGAATAGTAGTAGTCAGTTGACTCAGCACTAGGACTTTCTTTTTCAAGAAGGGCGCGGACTCGTGTTGCATTATTATTGTTATTCTGCCAATACTTATTTTTTAAGATTGCATCAACTAACGGATCTAACGTATGTGTTGTGTGATCGTTAAATTTGTATCTAACGGCGTCCCATTGCAGATGCGGAAAGAATTGGGTTTGAACTAACATTCTACTGCCGCCGTTGATTGCATGACCGTGTGGGCTGTATAGTATAGGAAATTTATAATGTCCGTTGTTTAGTAGCTCAACATACAGGTAGGCTAATTTAGTAAAATGTGTAAACGGGCACTGTGCATGTGCATGATATTGGTCATACAGTCCAGCTTTAACCTCGTTGACATCTTCTACCCAAGTCTGTATATAACTGCTATTGATGCCCTGCATCTCTTCAGTTACATCTAAATTATAGTTATAATCAAAATCTAAAAATCTAGGAGGACTTTGCGGATCCAATGACACTTCTCTATAACTAGCTATGTCGTAGTAGGCTATTTGCATAGCATCTCGTTGAGGTATTGTTTCCATATTTGATTGTATTCACATTGACGATATTGTTCGAACCAAGGACCACCTTCGGTATAGTGCAGTGCTTTAGGGTTTTCTTGGTTAGTCCATCCCACAAGACAATTCCACTCAGGATCAAGTTTTCCTATCTCGTGATTATTTAGCCAACCAAATTGATGTAGATACAATCCTGGTTGAGAGTTAACTAGTTCGGGGGTTACCTGCTGATTGCTAGGATGACTACAATTCCACAATATTAAACTACTCCAATTCTTTTTTGGATATAGATGTTGAGGTTTGCCGTCCATTTTTATTAGATTCTTTGGACGGTATTCTTGTTGTACACACATAACAGCATAGCGATCATCTGCTTGTTTAAAGATCTGTTCAATGTCTTCTAAAAATAAAAAATCGCAATCACAAAATATAGCCCATCCGGTGTATGCTCGCAGATAGGGTACTAAAAATCTACTAAAACTAAATTCAGTAGAACTTAATGGGTCAGGTTCACGCCAATATACGCCGCTGGCCTCAAGTTCATTTAACTTGAGTGCATGTATGGTTGCGTTATCTTGATGTTTTTTTATGCTGTAGGCGCAAACTTGATAGGCGAGGTCTTCTCGTCTATCGTATCCGATAAAAATATTCATTTATTATTTAAAAAGTCCGTGGCCGATGTAGCCTAGCAGAGCCGAAATAACGACTCCAAGCATAGAAATAGTCCAGCCCATAGTTGACTTGTTGCGATCTTCAAACTTAGCGTCAAGGCTGTCTTTGATGCCGATTAGGTATACTTCTAATTTGTCTATTCGTTGTTCTAGTATGTCTAGTTTAGTTTCCAAATTATTATATCGTATAGCACACAATTCAACATGGGCTTCTAAACTTTCTTTTTCAATTTGTGTAGGGGTAGGCACTGTTTATTCTCCTAGTTGATATTGCAAACATCAACTAATATTTATCGGATCTGCTAGGCATTTAAAATATATGTTATTCCATGGGCCTTTAGGATAGAATAAAGCATGTTCTGGCTGAGCAGTTTCTGTTAATCCTAACACCACAGGAGTGATTTGAAAGTCATACTTGGCTAGACCAAATCTGTCAGGGCCAACTTGATAAATGTCAGCGTACTCTACAGCAAATTTAAATGTCCAAATCTTGTGGCGACCTCGATAATTGATACCAAAATTGTATCCGTTGTTTACATTATCTTCAAAATGGTCTGTACTGAGTATAGATGGTTGGGTGCGTAGGCTAATAATCTGCTGAACGGTTTCCCAATTACGTTGCTGATTGCGTTCAACTTCTTGTGCAGATGTGTGATTGGTTACTCCTGTTGGAGTAATATCGATTAACGTATATCCTTGATATAAAAATTGATTGGCCACTAGGTATTTATAGCCATAAAAAATGGCACTATAAAAAGTGCCATTTTAAGTTCAACTACTAACTGTTTAGATTAGTATGTGAATGCTGCTACTGTAGCGCCTGAAATACCAGAACCATTTACGTATGTATTGCAATACGCTTGTAGGCTTGTTGGACCAGTTGCTGGGCTTGGAGCTGCACCAGAGATAGCTACGTGGAATAGGTTACCTGATAATGGTGTACCTAATAACTCGATTGAACCAACTTGTTCAATAGCTAAAACTAGTTTTTCGTAGTCTGAACCTACTGCTAGATAGTTAACTGCACCACCTACAACACCTGAAGTTGACCACATACCTGCTGAAGTAACTGTGTAGTGTGTAAGGGTACGACCTGTGATCTGAGCATTACCTGCTGAAGAACCGTCTGCTGGGCGTGCGCCACCGTTTGTACGTGTAATTGTTGCCATTTTTATTTCTCCTAAATATATTTTACGCTTTCGCGCATACTTTTATTTATGCTTTACTTAAAAAATTGGTTCTACTAAAGGTCAAACGATCCACTAATTTAACAGCACCGCCATTGTGTCCTATAGCTACAAAACCTTCTGGGCTAGTTACTTTATAGCCATCGTTGGTCTTTTGAAACGTACCAATTCCTTCTACCTGCGACAATTTATGCAATAGCATGTGTTTTAATTCTATAACACGTTTATATGTAGCTAGAACGCCTAATAAACTGTTGCTATTGTCAGCTATCCAATCCTCACGTGCTTTGATCTTAGCCACACGAGCCTGTGCAGGTCTGCCTTCTAAGCCGCCGCTTAGTTGTTCGATGCCTTTCATTTGCTCTTGTTCATAATGATTAATAAACTGTTTTAAAAACTGTGTAGGTTCACCAACTTGCGTTCCGCTACGTATCTGTTGATTAATAAATGGTTTAATCATACGAGCAAACTCTTTATCTTGTAGAATAATGTCGAATCGACTTTGTCCCAATTTTTGCATAGTAGCCGCAGTTGCTTCGAGATAAGTTTGTATTTTAGTGTTCTCACTTGGAGTTAAACTTGCTACACCGGTGTAATCTTTATAGGTTGCATCGTCGAACCACACGTTTTTAGATTGTGTAAATCTACTAACATTAACTCCAAATTCTGCTGAAAGCTCGTCCCAGTTCTCACCGGTATAACTTGTGTGGAATATAATACCAATCTGTGCTTTAGCAATACGTTGGCCCAATTGACTGTTAACTGGAACAGCATAGGTAATCGTATTAGGAGTAAACACATAGCAATCTTCATCGTTAACATTTACCATAGACAAGTCGCCAGGAGTAAACATTAAGTCACCTTGAACTATTCCGCCGATACCTAATTCACGTAGGTATTTTAGTGCGGCTTCTAACATATCTGCTAGTTCTGGTTGGTTGCTGTACCATTGCTGGATATCACGTGTTGATTTACAGCGTTTAGGTTCACCTTTGGCAAATACACTTTTAGTACCAACAAAGAAACGGCCATCTTCTGGGTCGATGCCACAGATGATTGCAGGGCTTCCATCCCATTTAACTGTTAGCTGTGTTGTTGTGCCAGTGCCTTCTGCTAGCATGTGACGTAAACTATCAATGTAGTTTAAGGCTTCCTGTGCGCCAGCCCACCCTTGGTTAAACACTAAATCTTCTAAGTGTTCAAGGTGTACATTTTTGCTTTCTGTAAGCAAAAACTCAGGTTGCTGATTTTTTATTTCGAATAATTTCATTTAGCCAGTGCTTCTTTTAATTTTGTTCTTAGGTCTGTATAGTCTTCTGTCATGCCCTGCGATTGTCTTTGTCTAATTAAATCAGTCAAACTTGGTTGCTGTACTGTAGATTGTTTTGCTGTCTGGCGAGCATTACGTTTGCGGATAGCATTAGGGGTTTGACTCAGGCCGCCTTTTTGTCGACTACCGGTGTGTTGTTTAGGCTGTGCGTCAAGTGCATCTAGTTGTGCCAATAGTTGTTGTTTCTGTGCTACAGTTAACTTACTGATATCCGGTAGTTCAACTGTTGGTTGTTGCGTTGCTTGATCATCGGTTGCTTGGGCGACGTCTGGTACTGTAGGTTCAACACCAATGGACTGCATGGCGCTTTTTACAACCTCAATATCAACTCCGGCTTTGCTTAATATTTTGCCTATTTCCACACTGTCAGTTGGGCTACCTGCTGCTTGCCATGCAGATTGCAATTTATCTGCTGTAACTTTAGTGGTAATATTTTTACCTACTTGTTGAGCTTTACTTGCAGCTGCACCAGCGGCTTGCCCTATACCAGATTTAAATTGATTCCATAACTCTGCTTCTACAATTATACCTTCAAATAACAATCCAATTTGAGCTGTGTTAAGAGAAAAATTCTCCATCATATTACTGGTATCAAAATTAGCAACTTTATTTCCAGCTTTATCAAAAATTTCATAGTAGTCCATACCATCGGATTTGTAAACAAATTTATCTACTGGATATTTTTGTTTAAATGAATCAGGAATATCCCACGGACTAGCAGGTTGCATACCCGTTGTAGAGCTTTGATAATTTGTAGTAGTTGTAGTAGTATCACCTTGGCCTTTGATCAGATCACCCACCTTACTTGCGCCGTAGGCTAATGCGCCTGTTTCAGCACCTGCTACTGCGGCACTACTAAACTTCTCGCCTTGTAGAAGTTTGTCTGTCATTTTTAACAAACCTAATGCGGCAGCACCGCCCGCACCTGCTCCGCTAATACCAGCGGCAGCAATAAGAGCACCGTATATTAAACTTTGTGCAATAGGATGTTTCTTAGCAAACGTACGATATTTGTCAACGTACTTCATTACACCAGCATCACTGCCAGTTGCTTGTTTTAATTTCTCAGCAGCCTGATCATATAATGCATCAGCGTTCTGCATTGGTTTACTATTAATTGCTTTGGCTTTAAGATCTTTGTATGCAGTAGCTACAGCATCAGCAACATCTTTACCTTTGCCGATTACTGTACGATTACTACCCGAAGCTGTTGCACCTTGTTCTACCTGTTGAAATAGTTGTGTAATTTGGTCAGCAGTTAATTGTGCTTCTGCGATATAGCGTCCTGCGCTTTCCCATAGTTTTACACTGCGTCGTTCTTCTTTTAATAAGCCTTCGTATAGATATGATTTAAATTCTGTTGATTTCATTTATCTAACCCTAAATCTGCTCGTAATTGCTTACGTAATTCTGCTCTTTGCTCTGGTGTTAATTGACTAACATCAGGCAATGGTTGTTCTTCTGCTGGGGGTGTTTCTTCTGCTGGGGGTTCTTGTGTCTGTGCTTTTTGTTGATCTAACTGCCCTTGTAGTTTAGCAATAAGTGCTGCATCTTTAGGATCTTTAGGATTTAATTTTTGGCCGCCGATAGTAACCGTCTGTCCAGCTAACTCATCTTGTGCCGCTGGTGCTCTGCGTTCAAGTTCAGCAATATCTTTAGGATCAACAATTTGTTGACCTTTTTCATTGTACCATTTACCATCATCGCGTTTAGTTACTGTACCTTGTGCAGGAGTTTCAACTTCAACATCTGGTGTTTCTTCAGTATCAGCAGGAGGAGCTGCATCTGCCGGCATGCTTTTCTTAGCCATATATCCTGCAACTTCCTTATTCAACCATGCTACTACTGCTGCATTGTTGTTAAGATCGGTTGGTAATGGATTGTCTGTGCCTGTTGTGTCTTGGCCATTGGTATATCGTTTCCACCAGCTGGCTAACTGTTCTGGTGTAGGGGCTTGTCCTGTTGAGGTTTTTATAGTTTGACTTTGAGTAGACCAACTTGCAATTGCTTTCTGTGCTACTCTATTGATTAGATCTTGTTGTTGACTTTTTGCAGTACTAGCAGCAGCACCTGCTTTAGCACCTTGTATTGGGTTACCCGATAACAGTCCTTGTGCGGCGCCTTTTGCTCCTGCACCAACTGCTTTAAGCGTGTCCCACACACCTTCTGTAATAACTACTTCATTAATCTTCATCTTTTAACTTCCTAATACCGCGAGCAAATTTCTGTGGATCTTGGCCTTTGATAGCATTAAGAAGTCGACGCTCTAAATCACCAGCCGATTCAGCATCATAATTTTCACGGATATACTTGATTAGATTAATGGCGCCATTAATGATGTTGTTGGCGCGACTTTCAAGGAGATTATCCTTGTCTTTGTGCATCAACAACTCATCGAGTTCTGTAAGTATGCTACGGGTGCGTTTCTGCACGGTCTTTACTCCAATTTAGTATATTTATCTATTCTACTTTCTTAAGACCTGCTAGCATATTTTTAAGTTTGCTAGAGTCTACTGAGGCATTAATTTTAGGAGTATCACTTGTATCTTTACTTACAGTTGCACCTGTTTTAATTTGACTTAATATATTAGACACACCGTTACCTTGTTCACTATCACTAGCACCACTGTCAGTGATTCGCATTGTTTCGATGTTATAGTCTAGATCAATCTTTTGTCCTACACCTGTTGAACTACGTGACTTCATACATTGAATTTGATAGCGGCCGCGCTCACGCATAGCACGACTAGTAAAGATACCAAACACGTTATCTGCTGTGTTGATCTTACTTAAACCACCTGCAATATGACTATGATCAAATTCAATTTCTTCAACTGCACCACGGTTCAACTGACTCGCTGTTACAAATAACACATTAAGTTCTTTAGCTAAGTTACGCAGTTCTTCTGATACATACTTGTCTTTGACAAACAAGTCATTTGGACTAACTTTAGCACTAACAGGCATAACCAAATCTAAATAGTCTACCATGACAAAGTCTACTTTAATACCTGTTTGAATCTGTACTTCTTTAATGTAGCTACGAATGTCGTTGACGTTACTCTGTGCAGGTAATCCTTTAATACGATATTGCCCTGCTTTCTTACTTACTAGTTTAACCTTAAGTTCTGTTGTTTCGATGTCCTTGCGAATATCTTTTGTGCTCATGTCTGTCAACATAGCATCTGTACGCAACGCACATAGTTCTTCGCTCAACTCTAAACTTACATAAACACCACTAAGCCCAGCTTGAAGCCAACTAAGTGCAATGTTCATCATGACTAAGGATTTACCTGACCCAGAACCACCTGCAAAGATGTTTAGTTCGCCGCGACTAAATCCACCATACAATAGTCTATCAAGTTGTGGCCAGCCAGTACTTACCTGTCCACCGCTACTGTAATATTTTTCAATACGTGCTTTAGGATCCGCAAAGTAATCTGTACCCATGTCTTTGGTAAGACTGATCTGTACAGCATCTTTAATAATTTTTTCTACCGGTGCAAAGTCACCTTTTTCCAGCATGTCTGCTGATTTAAGAATAGCACGTTCAAGTTCTTGTCGTTTAGTAAAGCCTTCAAACTCTGCCATGAACCAGTTATAGTGATCTTCTGTTAGATCAGGAACATGTTTAAGATCTACATTAGTTACTGCTTTGACCTGTTCTATAGTTGGCAGAGTCTTATGATTGTCACTGTGTTCTTTAAGAAAAGTTGCTACTTCTCGCAGGCTACGATCAAAGTTCTCTGGATTATAAATGTTCTGCACACGCACATAGCTTTGTGCATCCTGCAACATCATTTCTAAAAATAATTTTTGTAGTTCTGGTGAATAGTCTTTTGTGCTCATATACTTAATTATACCATTTTTTACGCATTAATTCAATTTTAAGTTTGCTCGTTTCTTTGCTGTCTATGATGCTTTTTAATACAAATAGCTTACCATATTTAACCACTGCTTCGTTGATGTCTTTGCAGGTCTCTTGCCACACTGGAAAGCTAGCACTCCATCCGTACTCTATTGCGTTTTGTAGTAGTCGAGCTCCGGCCTTGTCGCGATCTGCTACCACAATAACTTCCTTGCCTAGACTTTCGATAATTTCTGCTTGTGTTTCGCTACATTCATTACTCATAACCGCAACACCATCTACTGACATTGCATCAAATGGTCCTTCACATACAATAACAAACTTACTGTCACGCTGTTGATTGTTTAAGTTGAATACAAGATTAGGTTCGTAGTGGCTGTAGTATTTTGGTTTAACACTGTCAACAAACGTTCGACTAGTATAGCCAATGATCTTACCTTCCCAGTACATAGGAATGATTACACGTTGATGCAGGCTGTGATCAGTGCTATCAGTCCAATAAAAGTCATACTTGCCTGTGTCAATCTTACGATCTTTAACATAGTCAACTGCTGAGTTGAGCAGTGGAGGAACATTACGAAAATCATCTAATATATGGTGTGTGATCAATGCTTGAAAACTGATCGCACCCTGTGGTAGATCACGGACTTTAAACTCAATCTTTTCTTCAGCAGCTTGTTTTACTTCTTCTGGGTTAACTAACTCACGAATACGGATAGCTTCAATTACTAGACGTTTGATGTCGTTTTCATCTGCGCCAAGCCAGCGTAGGAGTTTACGAAATTTAAATGTTAAATGGCGACCTGGTTGATAGCTGGCTTTAAAGTTGCAGTTGAAGCAATGGAAACTTACGCTACCATCTGCGTTAGCAGTCAAGCCACCACGACCTCGTGTGTCAGCACTTTCTCCGTTATGTACACAGCATGGGGCATTAAAGCTAGTCCAACCACTAGGGGTTGTTTTACGCTTTGCAGGTAAGATACTTTTAATGAAATCAGAGATGATATTCAGCATACTAGTATTTTAGCATACTAACTAAAAAAATGCAAGAGTTTTGATTAGAATGAGGTTGTTACAGAACTACGAACCCAAGTATTAGCTGCTGTACAAACATACATGAAGCTGCCGCTGACGATTACCTGTCCTTTGATGCCTACTGCTGAACTGCTTGCAGGTGCGGACTGATTTACTAAATTTAAACCAGTAAATCCAATAATATCGTTAACAGTTAATATAACATTACCAGTACGACCGGCTACACTGGTTACACTATTTGATAGTGAATTTACATTGTTTGTAACAATTTGGAAGTTATTATTAATTGTGCTAAAAGCACTGCGTAACGGATCACCATCACCTGCTGACGGACCTGTACCAATGTTAACGTTAGATAAAATCATATTAGTTCTCTGTTATTTGTATATTTATAGTTTTACTGTATTATAATCCGTGTCTAGTTCTTGCTGTTAGTACCCAAACCTTGTTTTGTATGTGGCGTGTAACGATTGAATAGTTGCCAAATCTAACACACTATCGTATACTTTAACAAATGCAATATTACCAGTTTGAACTGTAGGTGTAGCACCAGAACGACTGAACATTCTCAACTGAATGAAACCACCGCCACCGCCACTTGTTGCGGTAAATGCATAATTAGTTGGTGCTGTGTTTGTTGAGGTATAAACTTGTCCTGTATAGGTCGCAGCATTCCATGTCACCCAATCCAAATGCCAAACCGTATCAGTGCTACCACCTGGTAAGTTCACACTAAAGTTTGGATAAAAAGCACTGGGTCGGCCCTGAAAAGAACCCATTAGCCAATTTCTTGTTTCGTCATAACTGTTCAATATTCTGCCAGCTGATGTTGCGGATAGTTTGTAGGCCATGAATACTGTATAACTTTGTCCAGTGGCATAGTTTGGTCCACCATAGATAGTATCTGCTTGAACATTATTAGACTTAACCCATGAGCCGCCATTGTCACTGCTGTAAGTGATAGAGCCAGCGTTGGCTACTGTGATGGTATAAGCACCAGTACCAGCAACAGTGCTTCCAGTTGTAGGCACGGCCGCATAGTTTGCCGCATCTAGATCATAGACCGCTGCAGGGACATAATCAGCTATATTGGTAATGTTTACTCCACCGCCTACAATAATTCCTGATTCTATAACTAATGGCATATTATAATCCGTACCTTCCACGTAAGGCGTTAAAGTTTTGCGTGATCTCACCAGCTGACAAGGCACGATCGTAGATCATTGCTGTGGCTATGTTGCCAGCAAAATATCTTATTGTAGCATCATCATAAGCAATCTTTATATCGTCCAGAGTAGTGCTGGTATGAGATACCGTATTAGTGGCAGAGGTAATTCCACTTGCTTGACACAGATATGCCGTTGCTGCCGTGCTTGTAACAGAAACAGCAACCATACACCATGTCAAATCTGGTACTATCAATCCACTTTGCCAATTATAAGTATTAACAGCATTGTTCCAAGTATATGCAATTTGATTGGACAGTTGAAAATCCATTCCAGTAACACTTGTTCCTCTGGAAAACAAAATACCATCATATTGGCCTTGATTTCCGTTTCGTTTTATCCAAGCTACAAATGTTGCTGCCGTTACTGTAAGAGAACCTGTACATTGAACATAATCATTAATTCCATCAAACACAATAGAACCACCACCTGCGCTGCTATAAGTTGGACCAAGTGTCAATGTACCATTACGGCCATTACCACTTAGATCGTTCCAATTAGTTCCAGATCCAGGGTAAGACGAAGCATTACCAGCATCTAGATATAATGCTAACCCACTTGTAACTATAGATGGGGTAGATAATGATATTGAAGCAACAAATCCACCACTATTAGTATTATTTACTAATGTAAAATTACCTGTTCCGTTTGTATTTGAAAGTGTTATCGGCATTGCTATAATAAATATTATAGCGAGCTTCTTTGCTTGTCATTTTGCCACTGACCATTATACAGTTCAGCCCCATTACACTCATGGAAATATATTTGGGCAACACGAGCATCTTTTTCAATGAATATTGTTTCATAAACGTACACTAATGTACCCATAAATTCAGTTTCAAATCCTGGATCAAACACTGGACTATTAATTATAGCACCATTACGATATAATGATGAACGTTGTTTAATAAATGCCACACGATTTTCAGGTATTTTACAACCTTCATTAAATGTAACATCATATATTCCTTCGTGTAATAACCAACCAGTATTACCCTCTAATTGAATAGTATCAAGCTC